AAAAAAATAGATGATGATGCGATTGCGATGGCTGGCGATCTTATTCAAGCTGGCCAGTATGATGATGCTAAGGTTATCCTAAGTAATTTAGCATTAACGTACAAAAATAATAGAGGAGTGTTAGATAGTAGATTAGAAGGAATAGTTAACAGACAAACGTTGTCAAAAGTTAAGAGAGTAAAACATTTTGAGCGTGTCAATGTTGATGAAGAATATAAGAGAGCAAGAGACAAAGGTTTTAAGTCATCTTTTAGAGTAAAAGATGGGACAGTGATTAATAAAGTTTCTGATAATCCTGTGGCTAATATAAATTGGCATTTTTATAAAGGTATTATAAAAGAGAGCGGGAATGTAGATATTATATGTAAATATAGAATAGAAGAGAGATTCTCAGATTATAATTTAGTCAAGGAACTATCCACGTATGCGCTGGTTAATGGTCCAAAATTGAAAGGTTTTAACCTTCTTGTTGGTTTAGATCAATTGTTTGGTTTTAATATTGATGTCAAGGGGATGTCATCTATTAAAGAAATCAAAGAATGGGTAACAGAGAAGTTTATTCCTACATTAAATGGTTCAGAAAGCAAATTTATGGATAAATTCAAACATGAAGTCAGACGGTTACTTCATTGGAAGAGCAAATTATTAAAACCAAAATATAACGAGGTTGAATATTGTCGTAATATAGCACAAACAGGTACATCGGGGTCTGCGTTTGACCCGGGGGGAGAAGAGATGAGGTTTACAGTTTTTGATGAGGAGTTAGATTACATGAAGAATAAATTTGCGAAATCAGGAGCGATCTCAATTGAGAATAAACTAAATAGACTATATAGAGATGAACCGGCTAAACACAAAGTCAATGATAAAGTAGAGGTATATCCGAAAAGACGATTAATCGTTTCAGCAGATTATAATCTCACATTAAAAATGAGGTTTGTGGATACATGGTTGAGTGAATGGTTATCAGGTAATGAAAATTCATATTTATGGAGAAAACAAAATCAAATAGAAGAAATGTGGGTTGAATTCATGAATTATAGAGACAAGAGATGGCGCGTTCCTCTAGATCAGTCTTCTTTCGATCATCATGTATCTAAAAGTATGGTACTGGCTATTTTAGATGAAATTAGGTTACTTCTAAGAAATAAAATGGATACAACGAATATGATAAAAGAGCAATATGATAAAGTTATGAATAGTATAATATACGGGATCAAGAATGCATATTTGGTTTATGAATTAAGGGAAGATGATGAAGGTTACGTGAAAGGTGAAAGAAAGTTTTTAAAAATACCTTACGAAAATGGGGTTTTGTCAGGATGGCAATGGACATCAAAAATAAATACAATTGCTAATATTGCAGAGAGTCGAGTGGCTATAGAACAAATAAGAAGAAAAGGAATTAATGTACAGATGATTGAGTTTGATGCTACTGGTGATGATCAGAACACATCATGGAAGTACTTAATCGATTCATTACTCTATTGGTTAGAATTGGTATCTTATGGTTTTGTAATACATCCAAATAAAAACTTCTTCTCGAGAAACCACAATGAGTATCTTAGGTTATATTCGACAAGTGAAGGGATTAACGGATATCCAGCTAGAACAATAAACAAGATATTATGGATTTATCCAGGTAATATCGAAGATAACACATTTTCAGGTAAACTTAATAATATTTATGACAGATGGAAAAGATTATCATTAAGAGCAAGAATCAAGTGGTCATCAGTAAAAGATAATTTTATAAGAGATATTAAAGGTGCAAAGTTACCAAACGATCTAATAAAAACGTTCTTGCA